GCCTGAAAGACATCATTTTCCACGTGAGGCTATGCATGGAAGATGGTGACTACCAAATTGGCGTGTTTGATGACGATGGGGAATGCAAGGGCATGTGGATTGATGAAAGCGAGCCTGTAGACGATGGGGAGGGTGGCATGGTGCTCTCCAAGCCTGATTACGTGCTGTATCGCCCAGGCACCATGAGTGCAGGCATGTGGAACCTGCACCTTCGTAAATTCAAGAGGCCTTGAGCATGATTCTCATCGATTTCTTCAATGCTGATTCCTGCAAGGGCACTGAACTCATCGAAGGGTGGTATTTCTACGATGATGCTGATGAAAGCGTCATTGGAGGGCCTTTTTCCGATGAAGAAGCCGCTATCAAGGCGGCTTTTGATGGGCACGGCTGGTGAGCATGAAAAAGCCGGGCTCAAGGCCCGGCTAGGTGCGTATCAGGCTGGTCAAGGTCCGGCTAGCTTCGTATCAGAAAAAATTGGAACCGGCTAGGGGCGTATCAGACCCGGCTAGGGTCGTATCTATGGAGGTGGTACATGTGTACTTCTTGAAAATGAAAATCATTCTCAATAGTACATTTGTACTATATAAGCAAATCTTATCATTCCGGGCCGAATGATAAGCTGGGCTTATCAGTGGGGCCGATAGTACGTTTGCACTTGTGCCGCTGGCCGGATTGTCCACCCATACGGTTCCGCATCCGCAGCAGCCCGTGCTCGTGATCAGGATCCTGATCAGGCGTGTGCCATCGTTCCGCATCCAAAGCGACCAGCCCTCGCCGTTCCGCGTCCGCATCGCCAGGCGGAGCCGTTCCGCATCGATGCCAGCCCCTGGCCATCGTTCCGCATCGATGCCAGCCCCTGGCCATCGTTCCGCATCCGCAGCGCCTGCCCTTGCTGATCAGCAGCACGGCCCCCAGGCCGTGCCGTTCCGCACCCGCAGCAGTGGGCGGCGTGCCAATCGGCCTAGTTGCCAAAGCGGCAGGCGATGCTGTACGCGGGTGCGCGATCGTCTTTTTTTTGCTTTGCACGGCATGACAGGCACTGGCCCATACCATCGCCAGGGGCTCAAAGCCCCTAGCCAGTGGGCCACCTATGGGAGTGGCCTAGTTGCCCCTGGCTTTGGCTTGCCTGCTAGGGGCCGCAGGCTGTACCTTTGGGAGGCCTCAGCGATGGGGCACCCTTTGATCCTGAGAACCATGCTCGCCAACGCCGCCACCTATCTGGCCCACGTCAGCACCGGCACCTGCCGCGACGCGGGCCTGAAGCGCCCCACCTTTGCCAGCGTCGCCCAGGCCGCAAAAGCCCTGGCCCTGCCCGTCAGCATTGGCACAGCCTCACGCGGTTACATAGTGAGCCATGCCGCTGGCCCTGACCTTTGCCAGAATCTGGCCGACGTGGCCGCGTGCCTGCTGCGGATCCACCACGATGCCTGGCGCGTCAGCCCTGCAGGCAAAGCCAGCGCTGCAGCCCGTCTGCGTGCCCGTGCGGCAAAGGGCCGTGGCCCCCTGGCCCCTCACGTGGCAGCAGCCCTGGGCTGCGGCCCGACCCTTCCCGGTGAGACCGTGGCCCCTGCCCCTGCCCCCACGCTGCGCAGCCCTGCTGAACGTGTGGCCGATGAGATTTTGGAAGCCCTGGCCGAACTGAGCGAACGACCCGAGCCCGAACTGCCCGAACTGCCCACGCGCTTCACCTGCCGGCCTGGCCAGGGCCAGTCTGAGCCCTGGGCAAAGCTTCGGCCGATGATCACCTATAGCCAGCAGCAGCAGCAGCCACAACAGGCCCCCTCTCCTGCCCCTGTCGATTCCTGCAGTTACGACCCCCGCCGCGCCAAATTCAGCCCCGCCACCTGCTACGCAAAGGTGGGTTCCGTGGTGGCCCCTGGCCCCGAAGCTCGCAAGACGGCCCCCGTACGTTTGCCACAAGACGTGCAAAGCCTGCTGGCACGCTTTGGCCTCACGCTGGATGGCCTACTGACTGAAGGCCTCTCCAATGCCAAGCTGGCCAAAGGGGCAGCCCTGGCCTGGCCCGTGATTCTCCACCACCTACCCGCCAAAGCCCTGGCCCAGGCCGTGGCCGGGGCAAAGCCTGGCCCCACGGCCCCACGGTCCCGCATCGATGGCCTGTATCAACTGGCTGAGCGTGAGAACGTTCTTAGCCTGGCCCTGGCTCACAATGGCTGCCCCTGGGCGTCCGCTGGCTGTGCTGCTGGCTGCCTGGCCTGGGCTGGCCACGGCGGGATGTCGGCCACCGTGGCCGCAGCCCGTGCCCGCCGCACCCTTGCCTACCTAGCCGACCCTGCCGCCTATGGGCGCGCAGTGCTTTGGGCCATCGCGAGGGCCTGGGGCCGTGCCCAGGCCAAAGGACTGCCCCTGGCCGTCCGCCTGCGCGGCACCGACGATCTGGCCTGGCACTTGCAGCGCGTCACCGTTAGCCCTGCTGAAGCCCAGGCCCTGGCCCGCCGTTACGGCCTGCCCGTGGCCCCTGGCCGTGGCCAAACTCTACCGGAAGCCCTCAGCCTGGCCCCTGCCGGAAGCCTGCAATGGTATGACTACAGCGCAGCCCCCGTGTCAGGCCCCCTGGGCCTGCAGGCCCAGGCCTCAGCAGGCTTTGACGTTACCTGCAGCCTTAAGGCTGACCGCCCCGGCGGGATCGCTCACGCTTTGCAGGCCATCGCGGCAGGATTCCGCCTGGCTGTGCCCGTGGCCCTGCCCAAAGGGGCGGCCCTGCCCCGCACCCTTTGGCTGGCAGCTTCAGCCTCTCCTGAAGACCTGCCTGTTCGCCTGCTGTGCATCGATGGCGACTCCACCGATCACCGCTGGGCTGATCCTGCAGGCCCTCAGCCTGGGGGTAGTGATGGCGTGGCCGTCATCCTGCGCACCAAGCGCAGCAGGGGCAAAGGGCCAGAGGCCGACGCATTCAGCCTGGCCCCGATCATGGGAGCCTGGCAGCCCCTGGCCGGTGGCGGCCAGGCTCTCCTGGGGGCCTGATCATGCTGCCCCTACAGCCCAGCCTGGCCGATGATCGCGAAGCCGAGCTGATGGATTGGCTGATCGCTCAGGGCATCGATCCCGATACCTTTGAGCCCGATCCCGAGGATCTCAGCCCCTACTGGCTGATCGACTGACCGCCCAGCCAGCCCCTGCAGCCCTCAGGCCCTCAGCCTGGGGGCTTTGCTTTGCCTGCCCCTTTAGCCCTGCTGCAGGCCCTCAGGCCGGCCTCTCCTGCTGCCCCTTTAGCCCTGCTGCAGACTGAGCCCGGACTAAGTGGAGGGATCAGCCTAAATGAGAACGGTTCTCAATAAGGTTTTTCCACAGGCCTGTGGAAAACTCTCCACTGATCAGGATCCCTGATGGCGCAAGGGCTTTACAGCGGCGCAAAAGTGTGAGAGGATGGGGCAAAGCTGCAGCGCGGTAACGCCGGGAATGGGGCCAAGGCGGGCCGGGCTACCCCAACAGAAAATGACGCCATTTTTGATCTAGTTTTTCTCTATATGCATTAATGCATTATCCAACTGAGAGCAGACGAGGTTCATTTTTGCGCGAGCAAGTGCCATACCAAGATCGATGAGATCAACTTCACTGGCGTCATTTTTCAATGCGTTTACTTTCCAGCTAATAATCCACACATTGTCTTTTGTGTAGCCACGAGAGTTATCAATGCGATCTAGTGATGGTGCATGAGGGTGTGGATTTCCTTGTTCTCCAGCCCCATAGTTGGTTTTCCAATGGAAGGCGGCCCCGGTGACAGGGCAATGCTCGGTGATCAAGGAATACAGGAATTGAGAATCAAGATCAAATTCAAGTCCTTTTGTTTTTGCTCTGTGTTTAGCTGCTGCGAGCATTTTTGCAATCCTTGATGCGACAGGGTTTGCATTGCGGGAAAAAGCGCGAGCGGCTTTATCTCTATGGCGCTGATTAGCACAGGCTTTACATTGGGCTTTAAAGCCTGTCTTAGATTTGCTGGATCGATGAAACGCGGAATGAGGCTTCACCTCGCCACATTTTGAGCAAGCCTTTGTTCCTTCCATGGAAGGGAATTCACTAGGCAAAGCATAGCCACAGCTTTCAAAAACATAGTGCTGCTATGGCGAATCAAGGCCCCCAAAGGGCCGCAGATGAGCCATATGGCGAAGCTTCGTTCAGAAAGTCAACCATCCCGTCCTTCCCATTGTCATTTCCAGCACAAGGGCGGCCCTCAAAGGCCGCCCGTCTTGATGCTGACATTGTTTTCACCGGCTTTTTGCTTATTCCTGGTCGTTGCACGCATTTTTCCCTTGCATTTACCAAGCGTTCTGGAGCGACGCCGCTTTTGGGCGGCGTCTCAGAGCTGGAAGGACATTTGCCAGTCCTAGAAGGCTTGCGAGGGGCTTTGGCGTCGAGAGCTTTTTGGTTGCTCTGAAGCGCTCGTTGGCCGCTTTGGGGCGGCCCCTCGCTTAGTGCTGAATCACTGGTGAGGCGTCGCTCGTCAGTGTCGCTTGTCAGAAGGCAGGCGTTGCACTATGCATCCAGCATAACGCAAGCTGAAAGGAGCCGTTTCTGTCCTTTTACTCCCTATTGAGGTATAGTGCGGGGAGTTGGGCTTGTTTCCATGGTCAAGCAGAGGCCTTTGCAGCGCAAAACTGACGGATGGGTGTATTTCGTGCAATGGTCGTCGATGCCGTGGATAGTCAAGATTGGCTTCACCACATCGCCACAAGACCGTTTTGCATCGTTTCTCACTTGTTCAGCGGACACGCTGGTGGTGCTGAAGATTTTTCAGGCTCCGCGTGAAATGGAGAAGGATTTGCATGATCGTTTTGATGCAGCAAGAGAGAGGAGAGAGTGGTTTCGCCTGTCTGCAGCGATCAAGAGGTATTTGCAGGAGGAAGCACCCTGCCAAACGCTTGAAGCCAAGGTGAAATTTGGCAAAGGCATGGAAGACGACGTGAAATGGGTGCCCATGAGGCAAAACACGTCTGTGCTGCTAGAGGCGATGAAACAGGAGCAGCGCATCCCAGGGTTTATCAAGAATGCAAGGCTCTATACGCTTTGGGCCATTGATGATCTTGATACGTGCGATTATTTCGTCACATCGAATGCCATCATTCATCACGAAGCAAATCGTGACATCTACAAAGCGAAAACTATTTACAACCAGTTGATGGATTTAGAAGAGGAGAAGCTTATTGCAAAAAAGAAGGACAAAACATTTTCTGTCACAGAAGAGGGCAAATTGGAACTAGAGAATGCGGAGCTTGATCACGCAAAAGCGAAACCAAGAAAAAGTGCGAAAAGCTTAAGACTTAGTTAATGCTTCCGCACATTGTGTTAATGACTACTTCCCCTCCATCGTTCTCTCTCTAGCGTGAAGAGATACAGCGGAGACCACCATGTGGGACGATCTGCCGGAGCCCTTTATGGTCGGCTCAATCAAGCTATGGCCCGCCCATAGTCGCCCTGGCTATACGTGGTTCATTGCCTACGAAGGTAGGCCTTATTACTTTCGGAGCAAGAGCGAAGCCATGCTTTTTGCAAAGGACCGGCAGTCCGTCGAAGACCCGGAAATGCTGTGTGACTAACGGAAGATTTGGTTAAGGGGCCAGTGGCCGTAGCTAAGCTGGTTCCGTTCAAGAGCCGCCTTTGAGGGCGGCTCTTTCGTCTCAAGGAGCATCCAAATGACAAAAGGAGCACTAGACTCCCAGAGTCACGTCACGGTTTTTAATGGAGAATCACTTACCGCTGGACGTGGGGCTCTTA